ACACCACCCCCGTTCAAGGGGCGGTATCGTATAGTCACTACTGAATAAAATTCGCAGAGCGCGCCCGCGCTATCCCGAAGGACAAGCGGGACGGCGACGGGTATTCCCGTGCTTTGCGTCTTTTTCTTCTTCGCACAACTAACCTACGAAAGGTCGAATGTCATGCTAACTGAGTACTTTATGGGAGATTCAGGAGTTATTCTCTTGGGTCAAATCTGGTCTCTGCCCTCTGGGCAGCAAGACTACGATAGTCCGCTTATGGAGAACAAACCCGTATTGGATGCAATTTGGGAAATGATTTTTCAATTTGCATTCATAGGGTCCCCTATTGATATAGGGGCAAACTCCGCCGAAATGAACGGACATCCTGTAAGTTTACAGAATGGTGGCGCTCAATTGCGGCATCATAGTGGCATTCCCCAGGACCTTTACTTAAGGCACCTGGAAAACCCAGTCATCAAAAGCGTTAAGCTTGCGAAGGCTCTCCTTTTCGAAGGTGGGATCGTGGCCGATGAAACACCGGTCTCTCCCGCAGACAAAAGTACCGAACACAATGTACATCAAGTAACCTATACAGGTTCCGTGATTACTGGTGCAAGGCACGTTGCGAAGTTCTTACCGAACGACGAAACTGAACCGTATGGTGAAGGCACATGGATCACACCCGTGATCAATGATGTATTTGCCGAGGATGGTTCTTCCATATTAGATTTCCGGAATATCCCATCTAACCATTTTGGTGGATTGCCTATTCGTGGAAGTATCGAGCGATTGCATCAGGCAGAAATACCTGACGGCTATTGCTGGTATACTAATAACTGGGGGGCTATCACGATAAGTGACGTCCGTGTGGAAATGTGTGGCGATCATTTTCGCGTCACATATACACGCACAAGAGAGAAGAACAACTGGTATGAATACCTTGTTTTTCGTCGAACAGATGAAGTTGTTATTTTGGTTGAGATGGTCGGTAAACTTGTCGCTTACCCATATCTCGAAGCCGGTAAAACAATTTTCACCTGCTGGGATCAGTCGGTTAATGATTTTCGTTCTCGTATGAAACTTTCATACTCCTCGACTTGTGTCAAGGAAGAAAGGTACAACAAGGATCCGATAAATCATCCCGAGGTTCCAACTGAATGGCACCTACACAAGCATGTGAATTATCCACACACTGCGTTCTCCACCGGCCTAATGGGTCGGACCGGCTTCTATGCCGTAGGAGGAGCTCAGTTGGATGAGTATGACTTGAAAGGTTTTCAAGCCCATAGGAATAGAGATGTGGTCACTGGCCGCTTCTGCATTGAAGAGTTCCAATATGACTCTTTGAGTCAAGGATACCCTAATTTATGGAAGAACCAATTACGTGATTCACTTCTACTAGCCTTCGCGAATGGTTACACCGAGCGTAAAGCCTTAGACTCCAACAACATCGAAAATCTTCTCCAAATGAAGGAGATTATGAAGGTGCTGGACGTGGTCAAGCTTGCGATCATGGTGTATAAGTACGCGAAATGGGGCCAACCCTTAAATGCAGCTGTCGCATTCTTCAAGTTATTGGGGAATTCGTATTTGTTGTATCGTTTCGGCATTTTGCCAACGATTAAGGACGCCCGCTCTTTTGTTAAAAACCACAAAAAGGTTATTAACCAAGTTCGTGATTTCTATTTCGGACGTAGTGCGAAATGGACAACACTCCGAGGAGGTTATTTTGCAAATCTCCCTGCTAATAGAAAGTACTTCAATAATGACTTCCAACTTGAGACTCGTTGCAAAGTTGCAATTAGGCTCGGGCCGAATGGGCTATTCGCCTTCATCGGTCTATTGGATTCACTGGGAGTACTTCCTGTTTCTCACCGGATTTGGGATCTTATTCCAGGTTCGTTTCTAGTCGACTACGTGCTCAACATTGGCGACCGTCTTGCGACGATCGACACAGTGGGCGAAGCGTATCTACTATACGACTTTGATCAGTTTGTATGTAGCTACCGGGTTACCTTCCCAATAAAACAGGAATGGCTACCTAGCGGCACAGTCGCACTATCAGAGAAGATCGAAACTGTGATCTATGACCGTTTTGTCATGGATAAACTACCTAAACCAGGTAGTACCACCATATACGATCTTACACCCCCGAATGGCGTCGACTATAAAATAGTCGCCGGCCTTATTCTATCAAATGCCGAGGTTTTCGCGGAACAGGTCCTAGAATAGGAACTGTCGCATTACCTTTAGACATCCGAAAGGGATGATAATCACGATGACTTACACAACCTTAATTCAGGGTCAACCTGCATCGACACAAACTGGTGTAACTTTAACCCAATTTGATCGTGCTGATTTAATCGAAACTAAGACTGGCGCTAATAGCGTTGGGCTTTATACGATTGCCGGCTTTCCCGCTCAAGATCTGGTCATTGAACACAAGTTCTCTGGCCTCACTAAAGACGTTATTTGCCGTGACAAAAATGTCACTGCAAAGGCGTTGGTGACAACCCTTTTGCGGAACCGCGTTATTCACACGGATCCATTGGGGATTCAATCACACGTGCCTATGGAAGTTCGGCTTACCTTAGCCGTTCCGCAATATGCGTACGCTGGGTTGGATTATGCTGTTGTCTCTAAACTGATGACGGCTGCGTTGGGGCTTTACGCTCCAACCAACACCGCTGGCGTGTTAGATGTCGTTGTGCTACAGAAATTGCTGACAGGTAGCCCGCTTAATTGCGGCTAAGCTATCTGAATGCAATACCTTGTTAAAGCCAACGATGAGTGGGTGCATGAGATTATTCTACCAGACGACCAGGCCTTACAGCCTTATGTCGGTACGTGGGTTGCTATGCTTAGTGACTCACCATTTGGACTGAAACCTGTATCGCTTATACGGAATTGGAATGCTGCGCTCCTTGTTAATTACAAGGGGCTTGCACTTCAGTGCGCTGAACTAGCGCATAACCTTATAGCGTACGTGTCCCAGCATCCTGACAACGTTTTGGACTATCCCAAAGATTTGTATGCAGAAATGCATTCCATCCCGGGACTCCCTATTCTTTATGATCTCTTGAAGATCAGAAATGGGGAGGATCGCGATAAGGGCTTCGCTTATATCTATTCATTCCTTACATTAGGAAAGAAAACAGTATATGGCGGCACCCCGGATCTGGAGATTCTTGCCTTGCGCAAGTGGATCTCCGTTGAGGAAAAGCTTCAACGTTTGTTGTTGCCAGATTATGTTCGCGATTTGCGAACGATTCTGTGTGACCTCCTCGCCTCTTCTAACGGCACAGAACGCCTCGATTTTAATTATCGGGAGCTTCTAATGCCTCACCATGGGAATGGTGCAGTAGCCGAGAAGGGGTGTACTACTCGCTTTTTAAAGGATCGTGCCAGCACCTTTACTAAAGGTGTGGTCCAGCTCCTATCGTGTGAAATGGAAAAGCTTGGCAAATCCGTATTGGACTGCCTGCCAACCCGCCTCGTTATTACTTTTACCGAGGTCACTAAGGGAGTATGGAAGTGCATACCTAAGAACATCAAATCCATGAGGACCATAACAATGGAACCCGCTGGCAATATGATGTTACAACAGGGTGTACTTGGGGCCTTAGAAAGGGTGTTATCCCAATCTTGGGCAAGACGATTCGTCCAACTTAAGGATCAAACGCATAACCAGGACGCCGCCCGTGAGGGTAGCCTTTCTGGACATCTCGACACAATAGATCTGTCGAATGCGTCTGATTCAGTTTCCTTTGAGTTGGTCAGAAGAGTGTTTCCTGCGTCTGTTTGGAAATGGCTATATTTAACACGTAGTCAGGTGACTAAGTTGCCTGATGGTGCCGAATATCGCCCCGCCAAATTTGCCCCAATGGGCAGTGCGGTGTGTTTTCCTATACAGACAATGGTTTACTTATCGGTCGTAGTGCTTTGCTATCATCGCTACCTATATGGTGACGATACGCCTGTAACAACAGACGTTCTATATGGCGAGGCACCGCTTCGAACCGGTCGGCGTAATAGTGTTCGCGAATTGTTGCGACATATTAACACTGGCCCAGAGCATACGATAAGTAATTTGGCGACCATACGAGTGTATGGCGATGATATAATCTGCGACTCGAGAGTCACCGAAAAGGTGATCGAGATGCTGACTACATTGGGTTTCGAGGTGAATACGGAGAAATCCTTCACAGGCGATACCTATTTCAGGGAATCGTGCGGAGGTCACTACCTTAACGGTATTGATGTTACCCCGTACTCTTTTAAACCGGACGCGACTAAGACCGTATTTGACGGTAAGTTGCTTGTCTCTCTAACTGACGCTGCTAACCGCGCGTTAGATCTAGGGCTGGAATCCGTACGTGCATTTCTTATTGAATATGCTTCGTTACGATCCCACAAGGGCTTAGGTTTTAACAAGAAGCGAAGAACTTTGCTTTTCGAAGAAACCCGTGGCTTTAGAGGGGAGAAACCAGAATGGCTGGAATATGAATACAGGATAAGTCCACAAAGCCGAGAGGCTTATGGTCATACACTGGAAACAGACCCCGCTGTTCAACGTGGACTACAAGTCCGCGCGGTAGTTCCTCTTGTACGGGTAGTACAAGGCATCCGAGATGAGAACTATGCATATCTGCAATGGCAATCATCGCGACTGTCTAGTCTAGTGGGCTGGTGGTTACACTTACCAAATGGTAGGGAAACCGCTGGCTTTGATCCTGACGACCACATCTCGTCGTTACCCTATAGATGGGTAAACGTCGACGGGATGCTCTAGAAAGGATCTTGGTTTTAAGTAGGGGCCACTGAGGCCTCTGGCTGTAGAAATACGGTCGGAGGGCTTTACTCTTTGGTGAAGCACAAAAAGCTTCCGAAAGGATACGCAGGAGCGAATCTAAT